CAACCGTGCGAGTTCTTTGACCCGCTGGTGTGGTGGCGAGGGGTTGCCGACCTACTAATCATTAACGGCGAGAAGGCATATCTGGTTGACTACAAGACAGGCAAGAGCAGCAAGTATGCTGATAGCAAGCAACTAGAGATTCTTTCTTTATCAGTATTCAAACACTTTCCGGAAGTCAAGAAGGTCAAGGCCGGTCTGCTGTTCGTTGTGCCGGAAGAATTTATTAAGTCTAGTTATGATAGTGAACAGCAGCATGTGTATTGGATGAAGTGGTTGGAAGATACGAAGCGGCTAGAAACCGCCATCGAAAAAGATGTGTGGAATCAACGGCCTAACTTCACGTGTAGGGCACATTGCCCTGTTTTAGATTGTCCTCATAACGGGAGAAACTCGTGAGCAAAGATGTTGGTTTGTGGGGTAAGTTTTCGGAGTTAGAAAAATGTTTGGAAGTTTTTACAAAACATACGGACCATGAGTATGCTTTCTTTTCTAAAATGGTCCTATCGCTGTACAAAAAGGCTCAAAAATTTTATTTCCCGAGAGAAAGACAAATACTTGAAGGGAAAAAATTTGACGATTCTGTCGCAGAATTGGTGCGTTTACCTTATCCAATTATTTCGGTGGTTTCAGAAACACATATAGAAGCGCCAGAATTAGGAGTATCTAAAGGCATACCCACAAAATCTATGACCTTAGTGTGTGACTTAGAGTCTCTTGGACAAGTTATAAAACTACAACACGTAGAAAGCGTACCTGAAAATACGATAGTTTATTTTAGTATGGCTGAAATTCCCAAAGAATACTCTCAGTTTCCGGCGGAATGGATGTTGTACCCTATGATATACTTTATGTCGTATGCGTCCGATAAAGGGTTTGAACTTAGGGGACACCCGAGCATTACGAACATAGGCGTTGAACGTGAAAGAATTTTAGCGGATGGCGAAAACGATTTGAATACTGTTATAAATGTATGCACAGTATTAAATTTACATAACACACACGAAGAAGCGAAAAAAGCACCCGCTGCGCTAAACAAAGCAAGAATCAAGAAGGGCAAGGCAGGTCTGTACGACTACAAGATTCTTGTCGTTGATGGAGAGCGGTGGGATGGACGACATTCTGCTTCACATTCTAATCACGACGGTGTAAGGTCACACTTTAGAAGGGGCCACATTCGCAGGCTCGAAACAGGCAAAGCAGTCTGGGTTCGGTCTACTATTGTGCAAGGCTCCAGAGAAGGTTTTGTGGAAAAGACGTACTCACTAGAGTCCAAGAATGCCGTACACCAAGTCCCCTCGTCCGTATAAGCACGAATACGAAATGCAGAAGAAGCGCGGTGAGCATGAAGACCGCATGGAACGGCAACGTGCGCGTAGGACGATGGACAAAAAAGGTGTGAGTCGTAAGGGCAAAGACGTATCGCATGTGGTAGCATTAAGCAAAGGCGGCTCCAACAAAGAGGGTGTTCGCCTTGAAAGCCCGTCGAAGAATCGGGCTAGAAACTACAAAAAGAAGAAGTAGTTAGTCTGCTGTAAAGTTGTTGGGAGCCACTCGAAATACCGAGTTGGCTCTGCAAGCTATTGAGGAAACGATGCAAATAATTGATAACAAAGGGCTTTTGCTGCGGTTGAAGAACCCAGAGAAAGTTACTGCTGTAATCCCCAAAAGCAAGCTTCTTGATGATGGTTCGTTGTTAGTTAAGTGGGGTTTGGAAGAGGCGCAAGTCTTAAAGAACCTCAGAATCAAAAACGTGCCATCACCCATAGAGGCACACTACGAGTGGCCCGGACTATACAAGCCGTTCGCACACCAAAAGAAAACCGCTGCGTTCTTGACCCTGCATAGGAAGGCTTTTTGTTTCAATGAGCAGGGGACCGGCAAAACTTCAAGTGTGATTTGGGCTGCTGACTACCTGATGAACTTGGGGCATGTGAAACGGGTACTGGTGATTTGCCCGTTGTCCATCATGCAGTCAGCGTGGCAGAACGACTTGTTTAAGTTCGCCATGCACAGAACATCTACCGTTGCCCATAGTTACTCGAAAGAGAAGCGCATCGAGGCAATCAACAGCGATGTAGAATTTGTAATCATCAACTTCGATGGAACAGAGATTGTGTTCGATGCCTTGGATAAGGCGGACTTCGACTTGGTAGTAATTGATGAGTGCAATGCCCTCAAAAACCCCGCCACTAAACGGTGGAAGACCATCAACAAATTAATCAAACCTAAAACTTGGTTATGGATGTTGACAGGAACACCGGCCGCACAGTCCCCTATGGATGCTTATGGCCTAGCAAGGATGGTTAACCCGTCTGGTGTGCCTAAGTTTGCAGGTGGTTTCAAAGACATGGTGATGCAGAGGCTTACGCAATTTAAGTGGGTTCCTCGACCAAGGGCAGAAGAAGTGGTGCATCAAGCCTTACAACCGGCTATACGATTTACTAAGAGTGAGTGCCTAGATTTACCGGACATCACATACACAACCAGAGAAGTTCCACTAACAGCGCAGCAGAAAAAGTACTACAAACTTATAAAGCAGCAAATGATGGCTGTCGCAGCGGGGGAAGAAATCACGGCAGTAAACGCAGCGGCCTCCCTCAACAAACTACTACAGCTTTCGTGCGGTGCAGTCTACGCAGATACTGGCGAGGTTATCGCCTTCGATGCCAATAATCGTTTGGACGCACTAAAAGAAGTTATTGAAGAAGCATCCCATAAGGTCTTAGTGTTTGTTGCCTACACGCACACAATCCAGATTATTTACGATGAACTTACCAGTGCAGGCATAACGGCAGAAATCATCAACGGTAAGGTCAGCCCCACAAAACGGAACGATATATTCAACAAGTTCCAAACTGACCTGAATGACCCGCAAGTTCTTATCATCCAACCGCAGGCTGCTGCACACGGGGTGACTTTGACTGCTGCTAACGTTGTGGTGTGGTGGGGTCCGATTACTTCCTGCGAGGTGTACATGCAGGCTAATGCCCGAGTGCATAGGTCAGGGCAACGAAACCCTTGTACTGTCGTGCATCTGCAAGGTTCTGAGGTAGAAAAGAAAATCTACACAATGCTGCAAGGCAACATAGATGTGCACTCGCGGGTCGTGGACCTTTACAAAAATCTTGACTGAACAGTTGACAACGTCAAGTGAAGCGACTAGAATTTAGTCATAAAAGTTAGGAGGGTTTATGGAAATTACCGCAGACCGTCTAGTCAAGGCTTATGTGAAGATTCGGGAAGAACGCAACCGAATCGCTAAAGAGCATGACATGAAAGACGCGGAGTTGAAGGAGCAGTTAGAAGCGATTGAGCATGAGTTGTTGGAGATGTGCAAGTCGGTTGGTGCAGATAGTTTGAAGACTCAGTTCGGTACAGTTAGCCGAAAAGTGTTGAAACGGTTTTGGACTAGCGACTGGCATTCGTTTCATAAGTTCGTAAAGGAACATGATGCACTTGATTTGTTTGAGCGGCGTATTAGTCAGGCAAACATGCAACAGTTCCTTGAAGAGAACCCCGAAGTACTTCCGCAGGGGTTAAATGTGGACAGTAAATACACTGTCTCTATTCGTCGTAAGTAAGGAGATACAATGTCTGATATGACTATTTTTAGCCAGAACCTTCCTTCCCACCTGCGGACGTTGGAACTGGACGAAACCACTAAGGCTCTTATGGGCAGTGGTAGCAGCGGGAAACGCATCTCTATCAAGGGCGGCGTGTTCCGTATGATTGTGGGCGGGGAAGAAGTAGCCCGTAACGAAGACCGTGCCATGAATATAGTTATCGTGGCTGCGGCATCCAAGGTGTCTCGTACCTATTACGAAGGCACTTACGAAGAAGGCGTTAAGATTACTCCGCTGTGTTGGTCTGCTGATGGTGAACGTCCTGACGCTACGGCTAAGAAGCCGCAAGCAAGTGCCTGTGCCAACTGCCCGCAAAACGTGAAAGGCTCAGGCCAAGGTGACTCGCGCGCCTGCCGCTACTCGCAACGTCTTGCTGTTGTTCTTGAGAATGACATTGAAGGCAGCGTGTATCAACTGACGCTTCCGGCAGCGTCTGTATTTGGTAAGGGTGAAAACGGCAAGTGGCCCCTGCAAACCTACGCCCAAATGGTTGCTACGAAGGGTGTGCCTATCACTTCTGTTGTTACCGAAATGCGTTTTGATACTGGAGCGGCGACCCCCCGCCTGACGTTTAAGCCGGTGCGGTTCTTGGAAACCGACGAGTTTATGTCGGCTGTTGAGCAAGGCAAGTCGCCCGATGCCGTACGTGCAATCACCATGACTGTTTCTCAAGCCGATGGTGGTGAGCGGGAAACATTAAAGGTGGAGAAGCCGAAGGCTGTAGCCGCGCCAAAGGTTGAAGAGCCGGAGGAAGCCGACGAGCCGAAGAAGGTATCTACCAAGAAGGCGCAAGAAGAACCCGCACCAAAGGCCAAGATTAACAGCATCCTGTCGGAGTGGGATGATGAATGAGGGGCGCGGCTACCGTAAAAATATTTACGACGAAGTTATTTCGTCTAATTCAAGCAGCCTTGGCGTTCAGCTTGGTAAGCTTTGCGTAACTAAGGACATTCCTGTCGCTGATGTGGCTACCTTTTTCGGTATTTCTAGGCAGGCTGTTTATCTGTGGTTTAGGGGGGAAGTACACCCTTCCAAACGCCATACAGAGAAATTAGAGAAGTTGATTGACAAGTTGTCCCAAAATTAAGTTTTTGGGAGAGGGCTAGGTTTTTATCAACAAGGGGTTGTCGATAGAGCACCCTAGTACCTCTCCCACCCACAATAATAAAACGGCACGTACATGCGGACGAGAGAAGAGTTTCTTAGGTTTGTGTTGCCTACGAGCGGTAATTACTGTTTGTGGGTGTGTAAGGGTAAAGGCGATGACGTTCGGCAGGAGTTGTTTCCCAGTATTGAACAACTCTTAAACAAGGTTGACTTCTGGGTCGAGCGTAAGTACAACGTGTTCTTTGGGCTTGCTAGTTATCAAACACTGGCAAATAGAACCCAAGAAAATACCGAGTCCATGAAGTCATTCTTCTTGGATATCGACGCTGGCCCAAACAAAAAGAACGCCTACCCGACTACCGAAGACGCGATGATTGCGTTGAGGGCGTTCGTACAAAAGATTGGGTTTCCCAAACCAAACATCATTAAGTCTGGGCACGGGTTGCACGTGTACTGGGTGTTTGAAGAGGAAATACCTACCTCGGAATGGAAGCCGTACGCCGAAGGCTTCAAGAAATTATGTGATGAAAGCGGGTTGATTATTGACCCCGCCGTACCTGCTGATTCGGCAAGAGTGCTGCGTGTCCCATACACCTTCCACGTAAAAGACGCCAACAATCCGATTGAGGCCGTGCCGTTAATTGAGGCACCAGCGGTTACGCTTGAGTCGCTAAAGAGTTTACTGCCTGCGGTTCAGCCTAGTATTTGGGATAACATCCCAAAGTTTGCCAAGATGGACGAGACTACTAGGGCACTTGCCGGTAACTTCACTCATGTGTTTAAGAACATACTCATCAAGAGTGTGCAGGGTGAGGGGTGTG